GTTCTAAGTTATCTAGATTTAAATCCACTGCCATTTCATCATCAATGACGATTGCTTCGTTTACGATTTGGTCAATTGCCATGTCAGCTTCTGGCTGCATAGACATTTCGCGATATTTATTGACTAATTGTGATTCATTCTTTATACTACCTTGAAGATCAAGATATGTACCATAAACACCGCCGGTAGCGACCTCCATAGCACCGTCTTCAGTTTGTGCAGGAATAAAAGTTTTAACAACTTCTTGTTCCTTCTTTTCTTCATTGCTTTTTTTGATTTCAAACCCGAAAAGTTGAACCATATATAAAATCCTCTAAGTTTCTTTTATTCTCTATTTAGACATAAAAAAACGACGAAATAAATTCGCCGTTTTCTTGATATTCACTGTGAAGTAAATATTAGTTGAATGAAGGTATCGTCGACCGGCCTTGACCGACTTCCCATAGATCATATGAGAAAGTGACGGTAAATTCTTCGATGGTATCATTAGTACCCCAATCGAGAGTAATGTTACTAATCTCTTTTGGATAGATACCTTCAAACGCATATGTACGAAGAGGCAATCCAGTCTTCGAAAGCTGAGTTACGGTTGCACTAGTTTTATATTGACCAGCAAGAGCGAATGCAGGATCACGAGCATTTGATCTATGCCCGTTGATTGCATTGTTCCATCTTTCCATTGCATCACGGACTAGGAAGTCTTCATCGTTGATGATAGTTACTGTCCAATCTGCATAGGTACGATCTCCAGCATACTTTACAGCACGCCCTTGGTAAAACTGTTGAATTTCACCAAGAGTTGCGGCTGGAATTTCTGCACCCTTTACCATGAAAGGTGTTTTGAAGTTCGCGATAGGAGACACTGGGTTATTGATGGTTACTTGGAATAGGTTTGGGCGTGCACCGTCACCAATCAAAGCTCCCTTAAATTCTGTAATATTCAGTGGCATTTTTGTTCCTTACCTTATCTTTGTCTATATTTATACTGTTATTCTTAAACTTGACCAACAACTTCGCTGAATTCGACACCGGTTCTTACGGCAACAAAATTCAGAGTAATGAAGTTGATTGATCGGGTTGGTTTTACAAAAATACTACCGATGAATTCATTGCGATCAATGACCTCTGGAGTGTTATTTGATTCGTCACAAACAACACGGAAATCAGTAACACCACGACGCCCTTGAACATCTCGGAGATAAGGCTCTACAATGTTTACAAAGTTAGCGCGTGTGAATTCATCGTTTAGTTCAAAGAGAGTAGATTCAGCCGCACGACTGATAGACTTTCTAAGGACAATGAATAGACGTCGAACATTGATTCTATCGAATGCGCTTGGCTTAGCTAGAAGTGTTTTATCGCCAAATAGAATAGTTCCTCGACCAGAGAAGCTTACTACAGGGTTTACACCACTCTTGTAAAGCAAATCTCTTTCCGCTTGATTAGGATTGAATGCAAGACGAATGACATTCTTGATCTGGCCTCTATCGAAACCACCAGGAGAGAACCATGGGTCTCTTGTAGCATCAGTACGAACCATTGTACCTGCAACATCACCGTTCAATGGAACATGACGGAATACATCATTGTACTTGTCATACTGATATTTCCATCCACTATCCATTACAGCATAGCTTGAAGATGGTAGTAGATTACGGAATGCGATAATGTCATCAACTTCAGAACCAGAATATCCAGCGTTGTTTACAACATCGGTACGTTCTGGAGATAGAACCGCAATACAATCTTTACGATATTCAGCAATGCTATTGATAAGATATAATGCGCGAGTTTGATTAGCAGCAGCACCAAGGATGAAAGAGATATCTACTTCTTCTGCATTCTTGAACTTATCGTAACCAGAGATATAGCTTGCATTTGAAGGTGTGCTACCATCGCGACCATTTACAAGTGAAACGGTTTGTGGTAGATTTGCACCACCGAAAGTCTTATTCAATGCTGGTTGCCCTGCATTACCATTACTTCCATGTGCGGTCCACCAAATATAGCGAGACTGACGGTTGATAACATTCTTGTAGTAATTGTTATTACCTTCTTCGGTCTTCGCATCATTTGCATAAGAAACCGCAGCAAAACGCTCTAGAACTTGTCTTTTAGTACCAGTCCATAGCCCGTCTTCATCGATAACTGCAATGTGAAGTTCATCGTTTGTACCACCCTGAGTATTTGCATATGTTGAAGTACCTGGAGCGATATCGAATGAATTGAAGTGTTCCCAGTAACGAGTTGGAGTTGCGAATGAAGATAGTGTATTACCAGTATAGTTATCGGTCAAAGTAAGAACGGTACTGTTTGCGATAGAAGCAACACGAATTCTTTCTTTGTCTGGTCCAAGTTCGATTAGGTCACCAGCAACCAATTCAGTGTCAAATGAAGTGCCTGAACCAGTAACAGTCTTAGTCTGAGTAGTAACAGAAACATTACCTGTAATAGTTGAAGACCATGCATTTGCACTTGGGCATACAGAAACTTGAATTGAGTTACCTAGTTCACCAGGATACTTTGCAACCCATGAACCAACACCAGAAATACCAGATGAATAGTTTTCGTCATAATCATCTTCATTTTTGATAAAGGTGTTTACAGTATTTGAGGCGTTTGCTGTAGCATTTCTTGCGCTATCAGTGGTTGAATTATTACCAATATTTACTACGCGTACAACATCTAGTTGATTTGAATATGCTAGAAAATTAGCAGCGGTGAAAAAATCGTCCGCAGTATTAGAATTTGGTTTATTGAAATTTGATACTAGATCATTTTCATTGGTAATAAGAACGCGTTGTTCTACTGGACCCCAACGAAAATGCCCAGCCATACCTGCACGAGTAGTCTGAACCGATGGGACAATAGTTGTCAAATCGATTTCGCGACTTTGTACTCCAGGTGATACTAGATTTGCCATTATAGACTCCTTAACTATAGAGATTGAAACTCTTCTTTCTATTATTTAGAAAAAACAAGTTTTCAATCAAGTAGGTTAATTAGTCTAGAATATAAATATATAGTCATGAAGAAAATGTCTATCGAAACAAAAGAAAAAATCCGTCAATCACGGCTAGGTAAGAAGCATTCCAACGAAACCAAAGAAAAGATGTCTTCTTCACACAAAGGCAAAGAGCATTCTTTAGAGACACGTAAAAAAATTTCGGAGACTTTGAAAAAGAAGAAAAGCGTTTGTAAAATTTTTGATCCCTGGTCACCATTTTGAACCTCCGCTTTCGAAATTCAAATCGTAAATATCATATGGATCATTACTATTTATATTCACTGGAATATCTTCGCGACCATCAGTCATCATAGGAAATGGCAACAAATCATCTTCCATCATCTGTCTATTGTCAGCTAAGTATCTTGCTCGAATATCACTATTTGTCAAATCTTTGAAGAATGGTTGTCTGATAAGCCATGAGAATAATACAAGACACATTGCAGTGTCGTCATGGTGCCCTTCATCCGCTTCATACGAATCTTTTACTTGCACAAAGTTTGAAAGTTCTTCAATTATATCAAAATCTTGAAATATCAATTTATCACTTTCAACTAAGTCTTTTAGAGTGCTACAACCAACTCTTTTGACTTGTTTTGTGGTTCTTACACCTAAAGTAGAGTTTTGCCCAAAGCCGCCGCCAATCTGTTGCCCTGCTCTACCTTTCATTGTAGTCATAAACAGATTTTCATATTCTAGATCATGATAAAGAGCATTAGCAATTTGCTCTCCGTTATCATTTGTTTCTACTAATATGAAAGCATCATTATATTTCTTTGCTGTTGAATAAATAATATCTGGGTAGAGTAGAGGAGATATTGTACTACTTTTATAAGTCGCGACAACTTCATATGGATAATCACCTACACTAATAACAGTGAATGCAGAATTATCAATACCAACACCTCTTGAAGTGTCTACAGTGATAATATATTCTTGCGATGGATGAGGATTTTTATATTGAGAGAAGCCATCTTTAGTGAACAATGGTCGAACAAAAGCCATTTCACGTAGTTTTCGAGTAGATATGAGCGTATTGGTACTGCCGAGGAATTGGCATCCGAACTCTTGCCCAAATTGTTCTTCGGAAGTGTTAGCAATTTGTTCTTCTTTCCATTTCTCGTCTCGTCCTGGAGTTTCCCACCAATCCACTTCAAGGGTTTGAAATTTACTTCTCTTTTCTTCCGCTTCTACCCACATTCTATAGAAATGATTCATGCCGTTTGGAGTAGACACAATAATCATTTTTGTTTCTTGGCCAGATGAAATTGTAGGATAGATAGACTTGAAGAATTCTTCTGCGATGTGGTGAGGAACGAATGCAAATTCATCAAGAAACACTAACGAGAAAGATTGCCCACGCGCGGCTGAGCCAGTGGTTGAAGTCGCGATAATCTTTGAACCATTCTCTAATTCAATAGAACCTTTGTTCCAAGTTACAATTCCTTGTTGTAACCACAAAGGCAAATTCTCATAAGCTTTCTTCAATCGATCTAGAAGTTCTCTAGCAAGTTCAGCCTTGTTAGCCAACAAAGCAACATTCTTTTGTTTGTTGAAAAGAATATAATGAAGAATGAAAGAAATTACAGCCGTAGACTTACCTGACTGTCTAGGCATCTTAGTAATAACAAATCGATTATGACTAAAAGTGTGTACCATTCTTTCCTGATATTCATAAGGAATAAATGGAATAAGCCCTTTATCAACATGAACAATCTTTACATAGTTTTTAGTAAAATAAAGTTCATCCCGAGCACACTTGATATATTCTTCAAATTGTTCTTTAGTGAATTCAATTTCAACCCCGACTGCTTTGAGTCTAGGATTAGATAGATAGTAATCAGTTGCCATCTTTTTCTGATTTCAAATTATCGATAAAATCTTGTAAGTCTTTTGTAGAACCTACAAAAAGATTGTTATTTACTGTACCCTCTGTAGGAGCACTCTTTTCATTTTTATTTTCTTTGAGTGCTTTTTTATCTTTTGCAAGGGCCATAAGGTCTTTGTTAGTTTCTGCTAATGTACGAATCAAATTAGCCGCAACCTCATACGCACGAGGGCTTTCACTCTTTCTTGCAATATCTAGAATTGAATGTATTTCTCCAAGACTTGAATCTACCAGTTCTCGGAGATTTCTTCTAGCATATTCATAATCGTCTTCATAACGATCATCATCTTTCTCTTCTGGAGGCAAAATTTCTTGTTTTATATCTTCATTGAAAATATCTAAAACTTTACCTAGATTTTTATCAAATTCGCTCATTCATCTCTACC